GTGCGACATCCTGATGTTCGCGAACCAGCAATACAGCACGGTCAAGAGTGACGTTGGCTTCAACCAAAAGATTACTCGCGCTGTGGGTAACGGTAACCGCGTGCTCTACACCCAAGAGCGTCCGGGTTGGCAGGCGAAGTCTCGCTGGCCACTGCCGGATCAGCTTTCTCTTGATTACACCAAATTCGCCGACGCGCTCGGCACCGCAATGAACAACGTCGTAGGAGAGTAAAAATGGCTAAGCTTGATTTAAATTTTGATAACTTCAAAAACATCGAACAACCGGTTTCTGAGATCCTGCCTGTTGGTGAATACACCATGCAGATCATCAAGTCGGAGGTGCGCGACACCAAGGCTGGTACTGGCTGGTACTTGCAGTTGGAGTTCGACGTTCTGAGTGGTCCGTGTCAGCCGGGTCGTAAGTTCTGGGATCGTCTGAATCTCAAGAACACGAACGAGCAGGCCGAGCAGATTGCTCAGCGCCAGTTGCACGCGATCTACACGGCTCTTGGTATGGACTTCCCGCCGGATGATTCCGAGAAGTTGCACTTCAAGCCTCTGCGCGTTGCTATCAAGCACAAGGAAAACAAGCAGGGTGGATTGGAGGCGCAGCCTAAGTACCTTCCGCTGAATCAGGCAGCTCCTGCTTCGGCTCCTGCGGCACCGGCAGCAGCGTCTTCTGGCGCAGCTCCGAAGCCGTGGGAACGTCATAAGAAGTAAATAAAGAGGCGCGGCACTTGGGGGCGCGATACCCGCCCTACCCCACTGCAATCCGAGTGTCGCGCCTCCCTTTGGAGGGGCTATGGCTAAAATTCCAATTTTTGAAGATCTCACCCTGCGAGCAGTTGACGCTGCCTTGGAAGGTGAGCAAGACAACCGCCCGAGAGGCTACTTGGGCGCTTCCGCTGTTGGCGACGTATGCGACCGCAAGCTCTGGATGAGCTTTCATTGGGTTAAGCGAGGCTTTATCCAAGCCTCCGGTCTGCGCCGAATCAACGACGGTCACCGAGGTGAGCTAGTCGTCGCTGACATGCTCCGCAAAGTTGCGGGGCTTGATCTTTCAACTGAGAAAGAACCCGGTGTGCAGCACTCCTTCGAGGCGCTGGGCGGGCACTTTCGCGGCAACTGCGACGGCTTGCTGACCGGGCTTCTGCAAGACCCCGACACGCTCTACGTGTGGGAATGCAAAGTCATCAACGACATGAAGTACAAAAAGCTCGTGACGCTCAAAGCAAAAGACGAGTCTCAAGCCCTGAAGAGCTGGGACTACATCTACTACGCTCAGGCGCAAATCTATATGCACTTCTTTAACGCGCCGAGGCATTACTTGACCGCTGCCTCATCGGGGGTACGCGACATCACTAGTGTCGTCACCGAGTACGATCAGGCCGAGGCCGAGAAGTTTATTGAGAAGGCCAAGCGCATCATCTTTGCGCCGAGGCCAGCCAGCAAGATTTCATCTGACCCTGCGTGGCACGAGTGCAAGTACTGCACCTTCCACAGCATGTGCCACGAGAATGACACGCCGCGTAACAAGTCCTGCCGCACCTGTCTGCACAGCACACCGCTGAAAACAGGCGGGTGGAAGTGCGAGCTGCACAGGCAAGACTTGAGCGTGGAAGCGCAAGTCAAGGGCTGCGACAGTCATCTCTTCGTGCCTGATCTGATCCCCGGCGAGCAGATAAACTCGGGACCTAACTGGGTGGAGTACAAGCTGGGAGATGGATCGACATGGATCGATACGGCCAAATAATTGAAGAAGATGACGACGACGAATCAGATTCGCTGCTACTGACTGGGGAAGACATCGAAACGATTCTGCGAGCACTCGACTCATACGGTTACGCGATGGTGATGTCGCAATCGATGGGTGAGCTACAAAAGATTAAACGCGCTGCTGAAACTTTAATGAAGCAACTACCACGAACGGAGTTTGACTCGTGATTACACTCAGACCATATCAACAAGAAGCCATCGATAGCACACTGCGATACTTTGAGGAGAACGACGGCAACCCGCTGATCGTGCTGCCTACGGGCACCGGTAAGAGCGTGGTGATCGCCGAGTTCTGCAAGCGCGTTCTTGCGCAGTGGCCAGACACTAAGATTCTGGTCATCACGCACGTTCGCGAGCTGATCAAGCAGAACTACGATGAGCTGAAAGGGATGTGGCCTGAGGCCCCTGCTGGCATCAACTCAGCGGGCCTGAAGAAGCGCGACTACGATCCGTCGATTGTCTTCTGTGGGATACAGTCAGTGCACGGCAAGGCGTCGAAGTTCGTGAAGGTGGATCTGGTGCTCGTGGATGAGGCGCACCTGATTCCGCGCAAGACGAGCACGATGTACCAGAAGTTTCTGAGCAACCTAAAGATCATGAACCCGCATGTCCGGGTGATTGGTCTAACGGCTACGCCATTTCGACTCGACTCTGGATTGTTGCACTCTGGAGACAATGCTCTGTTCGACGGTATTGCCTACGAAGCCGGTCTGAAGAAGATGGTCCAGAAAGGCTACCTTACTAAGCTCATATCCAAGGAGCCTAGGACCCGGCTGGATGTCTCTGGTGTCAGCATCCGAGGCGGTGAGTTCGTAGCCGGAGAGTTGGAGCGGGCGGTCAACCACTCGGATGTCAACGAGTCAGCGGTAAAGGAGATCGTCACCTACGGCGCTGAGCGCAAGTCTTGGCTGATCTTTTGCGCTGGCGTCCAGCACGCTACGGATATTGCAGCCATCGTAAAACGGCATGGGATCACCTGTGCGACGATCTTCGGCGACACCCCGAGTCACGAGCGGGATCAGATCGTCCGTGACTTTAAAGCGGGCCACATTCGCTGCCTTGCCTCTATGGGAGTACTCACGACGGGGTTCAATGCGCCTGCTGTGGACCTGATCGCTATGCTGCGTCCGACTCAATCAACCGGCTTGTATATACAGATCATGGGACGGGGTATGCGCAACTCCCCCGGCAAGACGGACTGTCTGGTGCTCGACTTCGCAGGCAACGTCGCTCGGCACGGCCCGGTGGATCGGGTCAATCCTAAGAAGCCCCGCAAGCCCTCCGAGGACGGCGAGGCTCCGGTGAAGACCTGCCCAGAGTGCGACAGCATTGTCTTTGCGGCGCTGAAAGAATGCCCCGACTGCGGCTACGTCTGGCCTGATCGCAAGGTCGATATCGACCGCACAGCAACGACGCTGCCGGTAATGAGCACCGAGATCCCGGCCAAGTGGATGCCGGTCAATGCTGTTGCGTACAGGCAACATGTTAAGCCCGGAAGCCCGACCAGTATGCGAGTCGAGTACCGCTCTGGCTTGGCGGTTTACCGGGAGTGGGTCTGCTTCGAGCACAAGGGCTTCCCGAAGGATAAAGCTGCCAAGTGGTGGATGCAGCGGATGACTGCTCCGGGCAGCATCCCGAGAACGACCGAAGAGGCCATCAAGGCCAGCAGCACGTTACTTAAGCCCGCAGAGATCAGGGTGCAGAAGAATGGCCAGTACACGGAAATTATCGGTTTTAGGTTCCTGCGCGATATGCCGGAGACAGGCGAGAGGGTTCTTCTATATTCCGCAACGGGGTCATAAGCGCCCCGCTGCTCAGTTCTGCTCAATCAAGTGCATGGATAACTACATGATCGACAAATCACCCAACGAAAAGGTCGCGCTGAATGAAGCCTGCGCAGCCGCTGGAATGTTTATCGAAGCCAACGGGGTCTATGACTTCTTGCAGTTCTCGCCGACTCAGTTTGACGAGTTCATCGAAGCCATTGTGACGGCGTATGTGGATTCGCTTCAGACCCAGCGGGTAGACACAGAGGGTGTAAGATTCCCCTAGACCGCCTTACCACGGAACCATGCTTTGCCATGTTCGACGACACACAGTTCCGGCTGAAGCATCTTACCGCTCACAAAAGTAAGAACGGCAAAGCCCGATGCCCAGTTGACCGGGCCAGCCTCGGTGTAGTTGAACTGCGGCCCATATGGCTCCGCAAGCGTCCCGGTGTCTACGCCGTATCTGCGACCGCGATAATCCGCCCACGGCGTAACCTGAAGCTTGTGGAGGTGCCCGTGGACATAGGACACCCCAGCCTTGAGGGTTGAGTTGTACGAGGAGTGAACGCCTCCTCCGACCGGACGGTGCCGGATGCACACCCAGCCATCCTGCTCGCGGTTTAGATGCAACGCCCAGCCAGCCTCCCAACGCGGGAGATAGTCGAGCAGTG